ACAAGACAACGCAAACTCTCGGAGGCAAGATTAAAAGCGGTCTCGGATTCGGAGCACTCGCCGGAATCGGCGCAAAGGCGGTTGGCGTTGTGGGAAGCGGTCTAAAAAGTCTTGTGTCAGAGCTGGATAATACAAACAGTGCGTGGACGTCTTTTGCATCCAACATGGCTATGTCAGGCATGGGCGACACGAAAATCAAGGAAACACAAAAGGACTTACAGTATTACGCAAAAAGGACCGTTTACACCTCAAAAGATATGGCGGCGACTTATGCGCAGCTATACGCAGTTAACCGGAAAACATCACCAAGCCTTGTTAAGGGTTTCGGAAACGTTGCGGCGGCGGCACAGAACCCGGCGCAGGCAATGAAAACCTTGTCTATGCAGGCGACCCAGATGGCGGCTAAACCTAAAGTTCAATGGGAAGATTTCAAACTGATTCTTGAGCAAACACCAGCCGGAATGTCAAAGGTGGCGAAAGCAATGGGCATGACTACCACAGAGCTTGTTAAGAATGTTCAAGACGGCAAAGTCAAGACAGAAGACTTCTTTAAGGCGATGGAGAAGCTGTCGACTGATAAAGACCTATCTAAGATGGCGCAGAGCTATAAAACGATAGGGCAAGCGGCAGACGGCTTGACGGCTACACTCTCAGCCGGACTGGCACCGGCATGGCAGGTTGTTTCAGATGTTGCCATTGGTGGAATATCAAAGCTGATGAGCGTTGTAGATAAGGGAATTAGTGGATTATCGAAAATCTTCAAGGGGACAGGAAAACAGCTCGAAAAAACAGCGGGAGCGTTTGAGCGGTTCGCCGGTACCCTTAGCCGGAACCAAGGCGTGATGGATATTCTTAAACTGACAGCAAAAGCCACGTCAGCGGCTCTTAACGCCCTTCTTAAGGTCATTGAGAAGGTGTCTAACGGTCTGAGCAAGATGATTAAGATAGAGCCTAGACTTCCGGAGCTTGCCATGGGATTCGGAGCAATCAGCGCCATCATGAAAAAGACAACCGGAAAGGGACTTTTAAGGTCCATGGGTGAGCCACTTGTTAAGAAGCTGACCACAACGGTTAAAGGGTTGAATATCTTCAAGCGGAGCGCCAAAAAAGCCACTGAGGAAGTCGGTGAAACACTGGCAGAAGGTGCAGCCGGAATGTCCAATGCAGGAAAGGCGGCATCCTCGACAGGGGAAACGGTCGCAAAGACAGGGAACAAGCTTATGCAGGCTGCAACAACTTTCCTTGTATTCGGCGTTGCAATTCTTGTAGTAGCCGCTGGTTTTTGGGTACTCGCACAGGCGGCAACGACGGTAGCTAATGGAGGACCGGCAGCAATCGCCGTGTTCGTTGGCATGACAGCAGCCATCGCAGCCTTGGCGTTTGTTTTCTCCACACTCGGAGAAGGTCTAAACCTTGCTATTCCGGGAATGGTCGCTTTTGGAGCAACAATAGCACTTGTCGGAATCGGCGTAGCACTTATCGGTGCCGGTGTATACCTATTATGTGCCGGAATCGTTAAGCTGGCGGGCGCACTTCCGGCGATTGCATCAACGGGAGTTGCGGCGGCTGGAGGATTGCTTGCTTTAGCCGGAGGATTGCTTGCAGTTGTGGCAGTTGCGGCGGTTGCTGGTGCCGTGCTTGTGGCTCTCGGGTCCGTGGCTGGCGTTGCGGGTGCCGGAATCCTTGTTTTACTGGCGGCTGGAGTTGCCGTAGCGGCTGTTATGCTCATGTTTGCGGCGGCTTTGAAGCTTGTCAAAACGCAGGTATCGGGCATCGCCTCACAGTCAAAAAAAGCGGCATCCAGTTTGAAACAGATGGTTACAAGTGTGAGTGTCGTTAAGTCCGGATTAGGCGCACTTAAGAGCCTCGCATCCGGGGCAATGTCCGCCTTAAAGAGCGCTTTTAGTTCGGGAGCATCCGGGGCAAAATCGGCGGCGGCTTCCATCGGTAAGAATTTCCGTTCTGGCATTTCAAGCGGAATGAGAGGCGGAGTAAGCGCCGCAAGAAGCGGAATGCACGCAATCAATAGCGCAATGTCAGGAGAAGCCGGGAAGGCTCACACCGTAGGCGTTAACATCGGCAGGGGATTGGCTAATGGTATTCGTGCAGAAATTCCGGCAATCAGAGCGGCGGCGGCAGCAGCTTCAAGCGCTGCAACCGTGAAGATGCGGAAAACGACGAAGGAACATTCACCTTCAAGAATAACCCATAAGATTGGTGCATTCCTATCAATGGGTTTAGTTAACGGTATGGAATCCAAGAAGCGTGACATTAGCCGCATGGCTGCAAAGCTGGCGAACATGGCTACACTGAGTCCTAGCAGAATGGCATTTGCCGGAGATTATAGCTTGAACGACACATGGGATTATACCAGTACCGCAAACTACGAAATCACGGTAGTGTCCGAACTTGACGGAAAGGTGGTATCTAAGCAACTTGCACCTACTATGCAGCAGGAACAAAACCGATTGACCACCAGAGCAAACAGAAGGAGAGGTATCAGATAGTGTACACATTCAGAGATACCACGGAGGTAGGGACTTTATTGTCTCTACCTTCCGAGGCGGTAATGATTAATGGCGAATACATCGAAGATGAGAATTCACCGTTGTACATCGAAGGTTACCGCACATTGTATACAAAAGGCAGGGAAAGCCTAAAAAAGGACCTTAAAACAGAAGAAATCGGAAGCCGGAACGGAACGAAAATCAAAACGACAAGATACCCGGAGCGGGAAATCGTCGTTGGGTTTCAACTTGTCGCAGAAGATAACGAATCGTTCCGGAGCGCCTTCAATAAATTGAATGGGATTTTGGATAGAGAAGAGAGTCAGTTCATCTTCCACGACGAAGAGGACATGTTCTTTGTCGGCACGCCATACTTTGATGGCGATATCGAGGAAGGACGGAACGCCGTAAAAGGAGAGTGGACAATCTACTGTCAAGACCCGTTCAAGTATTCGGTTGATGAATATGAAGCGGAATCTTTCACGGACACGGACGGGAACACAACCATGATGGTTGAATACGGCGGAACTGTCCCGGCGCATCCGACATTCAAGGCAAGTTTTTATACTACGAAGCCGGAAGTTGACGAAACCAACGCAGAAGATACCAGTTATCAAGGGAACGAGGATGAAAATCTGGGCGAACTGGGAAATTGTGGATACGTTGCGTTTTTTGACAGCAACGAACACATCTTGCAGTTTGGCGACCCGGATATTTCCATCGAGAAGCCGGTAGAAGTGCAGCCTATCAGGGTATCGCAGGAGTTCACGCAGGCAGGCAACTTTGGGAGCGCTATTCAGCAGTTATGGAAGCCAAACCAGAGCGGCACCGGGTATTCCGGCGCACCTATCGAGGGCGGTTTTTATGAAGCATATGGCGCCAATTCCACGCCTTCCGGAACTACCAGCGGGGCGATTATCGGCTATAAGTGGGATGCCAAAAAGAAAACATGGGTTTCAAGTCCGGTGTCTGACAGTTCAGGAAGTGCACCGAGCGTTAAATACAAGATGTACTACAAGGCGACCGGAAGAACAGCTAGTTCGGTTAAGCTCACGGTGGATATTACCGCCGTCGTTGGTTCAGTCAGCGGCAAGGTAAAGAAAAACTGGAAGAAAGCAAAGCTTCAAGCGGTAATCACGGTTGCTGGCAAGAGCCACACCAAGACAATCAAGGCAGGTGGTAAGTCATGGGGTAAGGGGTCTCACAAGGTGCCCTACACATTCACGGTGTCGGATATTCAAGCCGGGACCATTGACCTATCGTGCAAGGTGGAGGTGAAAGAATCCGGAGCCAAAGGGTCAGCAGGAAAGCTAAGTTCTCGGAGCGGGAACACAATCACAATCCCAACGTATACCGACAAAACACCGACCAACTACTTCTTGAAATCAAGCTATGGAGGCGTAACACAAAGCGGATGGCACGGGGCAACCATCACAAGGGAGTTACCGCCGGATGAGAACGGAACCAGCGGCGCAGAATTCTACAGCATTGATGCATCGGTAAAGTTTTCCATCGGGTCTAGTGCCAACGATGTTACGCAATGCGGAATGCTCGAAATCATGGCGCTGAATAAGAGCAATGATATAGTAGCCGGTATCCGAGCGTATAAGTCAAGTCGGGGGAAGAATGCGACTATCCAGTATGTTTGGCAGAATGAAGTCGTGGATAAGACGACCACCTTCAACGCAGACAACAAGAACAGCAATCTTACGGTTAAGATTGAGGGCGGATGGTACAGGATAGCCTACAAGTTCGGGAATGCTACGAGCGAATTCTACCCGTTCCCAGCTATTTACAATTTCGAGGACACGGACGTTACAAAGGTTGTTATTGCCGCTTACCAGTGGAAGGCGCAACCGCCGATGGATTGGTTAGGTGTGAGAAATCTATCGTTTTATGGACGACCAAAGACTAGTGAAAGCACGACAGAAATTCCATTCCAGAACGGCGACATCCTGACGGCAGACGGAAAGACCGCCACGGTTACCATGCTGAGGCACGGAAGCGACGAAGGCGTAAAGCGCCCGGACCTTGGAGCGCTGGGGAACGACTGGGAAACGCTAGTTTTAACGCCCGGAACGAATTCAGTTCACACGTCCTATTCGGCGTGGGCGGGGCAGCAGCCATACATTAGGCGTTGCCGGTCCGATGAAGCTTATGGCAGGGATTACTACCAGCAGTTGGATTCCGATACGCCATACGACACCGGAATAGAATATTACAACTCATCGAAAGAGCGGGTATATCCGACCGAGGAGGAGTACAACGCAAGCCCGACAAGCTATTACCAGTTCATGGATGCGGGCACAAATCCGACCGTCTACTGCAATTCAAGCGGCACGGTGTACAGCACGCAGCCTACATACGAACAGTGGGCAGCGAATCCGTCGGAGTATTATGTGAGCGAATCAACAGCGCCAAAGTTCTCAATGACCTATAGAGAGGTATTCATATGATTCTATATTTTGCAGATAAAAACTTTAAAATTCTCGGAACAGCTTCAACCAGTTTGTCGGGCGGCTATGTTATCACCGACGACACTAAAAAGGAAGAGGTGGAAACAGGAATTGCAACGCTCGATTGCACAGTCGCCTATACCGACGACACAAGGGGCGACATTGAAGGTTGGTGTCGGGCAGGTAATTACGTACTAGCCTACTACGGCAAAGAAACTGCAGCCGATATGGATATTGTGAATCTCTTCATGATTACAACCACGGAGCTGTCCGTATTGGACCACGAAATCAAATTTGAATCGGAGGATTCCGGGCTAGACCTGCTGAACAACCTTGCTAAGGAGTACACCGGAACGGAACAGATGAGCGCAGCGGATTACATCAATAAATTTCTTGAGAAAACAGGTTTTCGGCTCAGAAACAACAACGTTTCAAAGAACCCGAAAAAGCTTGAATGGACTAGCACCGATACGGTAACAAAAAGACTTGCGGATATTGCGGAGAAGTTCGAGATTGAGCTTACCTATGGATTCAGCGTTAAAGGCTTGACCGTGTCGGATAGATGGGTTGATGTTGCGGATGAAACCGGGAGAGACACAAAAATCAATCTGTACATTAACAAAGAGGTGAACAATATCACCGTAAAGAATACCATTGAGAACCTAGCGACGGCGGTTTACGCAAACGGAAAGGACAATTTAACGCTTATCGGCTTCACGATTCCGGAGGCAGATAAAGACAAGTACCAGATTGACCCGGACGGAAACCTTGTGTCTCTCGAAGCGTTGACCAAATGGGCAAGAGTGAACTATTCGAGTAAAGATTCTTTCAGCGGCAATTTGTACCAGAAATTCGAATCCTCGGACACGAATTCGCAGGCAGACCTTTACAAGCTGGCAAAAGAAAAACTGGATTCTATTTCGGATATTGAGACCAACTACGAAGTGGACATAGCAGACCTGCCGCCGGGGGTAGGGATTGGTGACCGTGTGAACATCGTGGACGATGCCGGGAACACTTACATTTCCGGAAGAATCCTTGAACTTGAAACATCTGTCACCGACGGAACGAAGAAGGCTACACTGGGTGAGTATGTAATCAAGGATAGCGGCATTTCGGAACTGGTGGAGAGTCTAGCAAGCAGTTTTGCAAATCTGTCAAAGGTCCGGGAGCTGTACACATGGATTGCTTACGCTGACACAATCGACGGAGACGGATTCTCATTTTCCCCGGAAGGCAAAGAGTACCTTGGTACCGCCGCAAATCAGCTGACGGAGGAAGCGGGAACGGATTCTGCAGTGTATAAGTGGGTCAAAATCAAAGGCGAACAAGGGGAGCAAGGAATACCGGGAGAAAAGGGACAACCCGGAGCGCCGGGCGAAAAAGGAGACCCCGGAGAAGATGGATACAGCCCAACAGTAGACCTTAGCACAGGCGAATCAGGAAGCACGGTGTTAACTGTTACCAATAAAACCGGACCGTCAAGCACGGAGCTTAAGGACCAAGCAGCCCGGAACGATGCTAGCGATGCACGGAATTATGCAGATAATTACATCAATTACGATGAAACCGGAACGATGATAGCAGCGGAAGCCGTAAAACCAATAGCAGCTACGAAAAACAACGTTCTACTCACCGATAAGGATGTACAGATTCGAGACGGTCAAAAAGTGCTTGCATCCTACGGGGAGACCATCGACATTGGCGGGGAAAGCGAACAGCATGTAACAATCGCAAAAGACAAAATGGCGGTAAACGCCGGAACAGAAAGCTTATTCAGCGTTGACAGCTTCAAAAGCGGCACGGAAATAATCAGCACTTGGATTAATACAGATAAGCTTATACCGACCGAAGATATCTACCCAGAAATATCAGGCAGCATCGCATTTTCGGTAGAATATATAAATGATACGATAGACCAAGACGGAAGTTATAGCGATTCGTATAATTACAGCTTCTATAATAAGGGCGCTAAGCGAGTATGGTTTGAGCTTGAAGGCGGAGAAACCATAACGATTAATAAGGCTGTTAGTGGTAATAGCCTCCATTACGAAGAATTTAGTAATAGTGGTAATGAGTACTTTAATGGATTTACACTTGATACAAGTGTAAAAATTACGAGAACTGATATCATAGCGCTACGAGCCGCATACGATATAGAGTTTAACCCGGCTATTGTAGACATTGGGCAGTATCGTACAAAAGACATTATCACCTATAAGGGCATGAATCTATACGACTTTAAAGCGCTCAAAATAGGGTCCGGAATTGCATCCGAAAACAACAGGAGAGATGCATTTACAGTTGACTTCCTTGGAAATGGCTATTTCGGGAACACGCTGAATGTTGAGCAAGATATCCGTGCTATGTATGTAGGTACAGCGCAAGTTGATGCTAATAAGATAGCAGCCGAAAACATATCAGCCGAAAACATATCAGCGAACAACATTACGATGAACATACAGCGTGGCGCCGGAAAGATAACCTTAACAACCGGAGCAGTGGGTTTTCAGCCACGTTGGTATCGGTGCGGAAACATTGTTCAGATGGAAGTTTCGACAAAATGCGCCGGAGAAGTAGCAAGCGGAGCAAATATCGCCGCCGGAAAGATTACGGGAGTCCCCAAACCTATCACAGAATCGGGTGTTCGTGCCGTGTCGTATTACGGCAACAATGCCAACATATCCTATATGGGTTCAGACGGTACGTTTTACGCCCGTAACGCTGGAGCGGATGCGCTTAAAAAGAACAATGACTGCATTGGCGGATTTACGTACATCACAGACGGCACCATGCTATAGAAAGGAGCAAGAATGAAATCAGAAAAACAGCTCTACCAATGGGATGTGAATCAGTATTTAACAGAATTGCAACCAACAGCACAGTTTGTAGATTACCCGATGGGTAATGAGGTTATCAGAATTGAGACGGAAGGCAAGCGCTGCCGAATCCCCGACGAATTTCTGCAAACTGCCGGATTCAAGACATGTTATGAACGCTATTCCGACGGCACTTACAAGGCGTATACATTTAACGTGCAATCATCGCCAAAGCCGCCTGATTACGTCTACACAGCGGAAGAGCGCACAACTTTTGATGCGCTTGTGGCTAAAGCAGATGCCACAATCGCAGAAATCAAGCGCCGTGCCGATTCCGGGGAGTTCACACCGGTGAAGGGCGTGGACTATTTCACGGAGGCGGAGAAGAACGAACTGATGGAAAGCGTGTCGACTGGAGCTATCGGCGAATTCCGGAAAGTCGTTGACAGTGCAACCACCGAATACAACGACAACCACAACCTGAAGTTAGCCAAGTACAACGCCAACGCATCCGAGAAGTTGACCACCTACGACGTCAACGCCGAACAGCAAACAACGGACTACAACCGCAACGCCGCCGAGAAGCTGGAAGCCTACAACCAGAACCACACCGAAAAGGTGGAGGAATACAATCAGAACGCCGCCGCCCTGCAAACGGAAGTTGACCGCTTGCGGGGTGAGTGTGACCAGCTGGCGGAAGAGAATCGGAAGCAAGAAAACAGGATTTCGGCATTAATGAAGCTGAACAAGGGTCAAACCTACGACATTCTGCCGGAGGAAGGCGAAATCGCAAGCAGAACGGCACCGAGCGGGGCGAAGTATGTGAGCGTGGACAAGGTGGGCGGTAAGAGCGTGGTGTGGAATCAGCTATTTAACATGAACCACAAAAAAAGCGTTGACGGTGGACAATTTGAAATCAATTTTGACTCTCAAAGTGTTACACTTAACGGCAATTCTGGAAGCAATGCGTGGTTAAGCGTCATTCCGGATGATGGCGAATTTAAAGCACTGAACGTAAGAAATCACCGATACATCTATGTGATTTCTGTTATTGAGAACCAATCCGCAGAGAGCGTTAGTTTCGGCTATTTGAACAGGGTGGGGCATTCAGCGAATATTCCAGCAAACTACACTGGACGAGCAAACTTTGTATGCACAGTAACCAAACCAGAGGAAGGCAAATCAATCGGATTCGCTGGATTGAAACCAAACACCGATTATGCCTTAAAAATCGTGCTAGCAGCGTGCGACTTGACTTTGCTCTTTGGTGCTGGCAACGAACCGACCGCCGAACAATTTGATAAAATGTTCCCGGCTGAGTCTTATCCGTACAATCCGGGGGAAATTATTTCCGGCACCACAGCAAACGTGGAACTGGAAGGAAAGAATCTGTGGGATGATTCTGACCCGGCTTTCACGAAAGTGCTGACAAAAGCGGGGTTTGCGTTCGACGGAACCGTATGGAAATCAGAATTGATTGATTACATTGCAACGCCAATCGCAATTACGAAGGGGTCGACGTTTTCGTATGACATAAAGTCACCGGAAGGAAGTAACGCAAGATTTAAATTTGCCATGAATTCCGGGAACTTAATCTATCGCCCTCACGAATCAGACGGAAGTTGGAAGCACCATTCCGTGTATTTGCCGGACGACGTGCACACAATCTACATTGACTATACACAACGTGCATCGTGCGAAATCAAGAATATCCAGTTGGAGCGTGGAACAGTTGAAACATCGTATTCGCCGCACACAAAGCAGAGTATCACAACCGGTTTCCCGTAGCTACGGTCGGCACTGGCGGCGCATGACTACATCGACATGAACGGCGAAAAAGTCCACAGGAAAATCAAAACAACGAGGATTGACGGGAACACGCCCATCTATTCCGTGAGAACCGACCAAGATAATTGTTGCAGGGTAGTTTTTACACCGGAAACGTCTCCGGGAATTGTAATATCGGAGGAACCAACAATTCCGACGAATATCATATCCGACAAGCTGGTGACCATCACGCATAATAACTATTGGTCTGCTGATGCCTATACCGGGATAGAAGCGTACCCCGGCTATGCATCAATCTCGATGCGCTTGCAAGACCGCACGGATTTGGATACAAAAGAAAAGGTTTCGGCATGGCTGGCGGATAACCCGACGACGGTATATTACGAAACCGAATCGGATGAGCTGGCAGACGTCACCATCCCGGAAGCCCTAACAGAATGGCTACCGGTGGAAGCTGGCGGAACGGTAACATTCCGAAATTCAGACGAATCGAAGCAACTGACGGTGCCGAATGCGGTTAGCTGGGTGCGGAAACTTAACGAGGTGGAGTAAATGGCTAAGTTAGAGAAATTATACGAATTAATCGACAAAGATAACTTTGAGCCGGGCGGAACGCTTGAAGAGCGGGTGTCCGTGTTGGAAGAAGTGCTGCAGGAGCAGGTCATGGCAGTCATGACCGCAAAAGAAGATGATTAACGGAATGCCACCTTGTAGGTGGTTTTTTCGTTGCAAAAAATCAAGAAGGGAGGTGATACCATGCGAATGTACGTAACTACCGAGGATGTTCTTTGGCTTGCGGGTGCAATCGTGGCTATTTCGGCGGCTATCAAAGTCGTATGCGGTGCAATCGAGCAATTCCGGAAGCCGAACAAAACACAGGATGCGAGAATAGCAGAATTGGAGCGGAAGGCTGTTAATGATTACAACCGACTCAACCAGTTGGAAGAGGGAAACATCATTACACAGCGGGCTCTTTTGGCTCTTTTGGCTCATGGGATTGATGGTAATGATATCGAAGCAATGCGGAAGGCGAAAGCAGAGCTGACGGACTATCTAATCGAACGCTAGGATTGCTCTACAGCGCCATTATTCAGCTTTTAACAGCTTTAAATCAGTCAACCTTATAACTTATCACTAATATTTTTTAAAACGCTTAAAACAGCGGAAAAGGAGAAGAAAATGGATATTTCTATTGTAAATGATTACTTTGTACCGGCGGTAGTTGTGATGTGCCTTTGCATCGGCTACATCATGAGAAACTGGATGCCAACGGATAACAAGTGGATTCCAACGGTGCTGTTTGTCGTTGGTATCATCTGTGGAGTCGTGGTAGACGGCTTGACATTTACGGCGGTAGTTTCCGGTGCAGTTTCAGGACTGGCGGCAGTCGGACTTAATCAGGCGTTCAAACAGGCTTTAGGATTGAATGTTCGCCCGGACATTGAAACCACCGACGAAGAGGTGCAGGATTACGAACTGGCAGAGGAAGAGGATGAAGCAGAAGAAGGTGAAGATGATGAGTAAGACGATTGCGGTACATTGTGGGCATGGCGTGAGCTTGGATGGAAGCTGGGATTCCGGTTGTGTATATAAGGGGCATTCCGAGGCAAAATTGATGTTAGCCATCACAAAGGCGGCGGTCAAGTATCTGAGAGCTTCTGGGGTAAAGGTGCAGTCGGATGCAGACCACGGGAATAACAAAAACATGATTGCCGATGTACGGCAGGCGAACAACTCCGGCGTTGCCATGTACTTGTCTATCCACTGTGATTATTCCGGAGCACCTAGAGGCGTTATGCCGCTGTACGTGTCCGGAAGCGGAAAGAAGCTGGGAAAGTGCCTTGAAAAATCTATCAAGAAGGACTTGAAGATGAGAAGCAGAGGTGTTCAGAAGAGAACAGACCTTTTTGAACTGAACGGAACAGATATGACGGCGTGCATTCTCGAAACAGGAAGCATCAAGGGCGATTTGGCTACACTGAGAGACCATCCGGACAAGTACGGAAAAGCCATCGCAAAGGGCGTGTGCAGCTACTTGGGCGTGCCTTTCAAGGATGGAAAGAAAAAGCCCAGTAAGGAAATCTACCGTGTAAGGAAAACATGGAAGGATGAAAAGAGTCAGAAGGGCGCTTTTTCATCACTTGCGAACGCTAAGAAGTGTGCCGATAAAAACGGCTACTCTGTTTTTAACAGCAAGGGAAAGGCGGTGTATCGTGGCGAAAAGTAGGAAGATTAACAGAACATACGTTGTTATCAAGGCTGACCCCCTGCGGGTCAAGCCTTCTTACAAGTCGAAGCGGAAAAAGACCCTTGCGGTCGGGACGAAGGTACACGCCACTAAGATTAAAGGCTATTATATCTACGTTCCGGCACTTAAGGGATGGACCATCTGGAAGGACTCAAAGGGGCAGAAGTACGTCCGTCTGGTATCGGTTCCGAAAAGCACAAAGGTTGACAAGTTCCTATCTGCACTGAAAACCAACGCCGCAAAGATGATTAAGGCACACGTGAAGTATTCGGCGAACCATGCCTGCAAGAGCCTAGCAAGCGCCTTGAAGAACAAGAGAACCAACTGTGCTACATACGTTTCTTTTGGCTTGCAGTCAATCGGCGTGCTTCCGAAAGGAAAATACATTTGGCTGGACACAAAGATTCACGGTTCCGGAAGCTCCATCATCCGGAAGAAGGCGAAAATCGCATACCCACGGAAGTCGTGGAGATATGCAAAGCTTAAGAAGGGCGACATTTGCGGTTTTGCCAACAAGCCGCACACGATGGTATACGCCGGTAAAAGCAAACACGGCTATCCTCTGTGGTATTCGGCGGGCGGGTCCGATGTGAAAGCCAAAAACTACGGACCGAAACGAAAGAAAAGTTATGAGAAGCGGAAAATCTATGTGAGAATTCGGTTAAAATAATGACTAACGAAGTAATATGGACAAAAATAGTGCTTGAGCGATTCATCGAACAAGCCAACTTATCGGAAGACGAAGAAATCGTGATTCGGACACGGGCGGCAGGGTGGAGCAGAATTAAGCAGGCAATGGAGCTGAATCTTTCGGTATCAACGATAGACCGGATTATCAGCCGGTTAAAACGGAAGTATGACGAAGTGCAGGCATCCGACCCAATCCTACCACCTAGACAGCGTGGCATCTACAAGTGAATACCGTGACAGTAAGGCGGCAGTTAATCGAAAGATTAGCTGCCGTCTTTTTTTTTATCATTAAGTCACAAAAAGAAAGGAGTAAAGCCATGTACGGATTCTATCAGCAGCCATACGGCGGCAGTGAACAGCTTATCAGGGTGACCGGGCTTGACGGCGCTAAAGCGTATCAGATGCGCCCAAACAGTGCCGTAGCGCTATTCGATGGGGCGGAAGATATCTTCTATCTCAAATCAACGGACGGTGCAGGTTTTCCGACGATTCGGGTCTTCCGATTCGAGGAGGTCACAGCTACACCGGCAGCATCGCCGGAGTATATCACCAAGGCAGAATTTGAAAAGTTCAAGGAGGAAATCTTAAATGGGCAGCAGCATATTCAGGAATCAGAACAACCAAATCGGCGACCTAGCAAACAAGGCAAAAGCCATGATGAATGATTCAAGGCAGATGCAGAACGTAATGGGTATGTTATCCGGAAGGGGAATGTCAGCGGAGCAGATGGTCCGGTCCATCTGTAGAGAGCGTGGAATCGACGTGAACGAATTCATGAACAGCATCAAATAACAGGATTCTTATTTAAAAAAATCGCCAAAATTTTAAATACCAATCAGTTTTAACACTTGCAAGTGAAAAATATTTTAATTATTTATTCGGAACATCCGAAGGAAGGAGAAGAAAATGGAAAATATGAGCTTGTCTGATATTGCCGCTGTCACAAAGGACAATGATGATTATTTTGGCAACGGTGGAATGTGGATTTTCGCCCTGCTGATTCTGATGATGATGGGCGGCGGATTCTGGAATAGAGGGAATCAGCCTGAACCGGTGACGGAAGCGGGATTATGTAATGCGATGAATTTCAACGGTCTGGAGAATTCGGTCGGGAGACTGAATGACAGCCTCCAGAACGACTACATGGGCGTGCAGAACGGCATCTCGAATCTCGGCTATGAGACACTGCGAAACTTCAACGAGACTCAGAACCGCATCTCTGATTGCTGTTGCATCACTCAGAGGGGCATTGACGGCGTGAATTACAACGGCGCAATCAATACCGCAAACATCAACGCAAACACCACAGCACAGACTCAGAAGATTCTGGATGCGTTAGCTCAGAACAAAATTGAATCGTTGCAGGCACAGGTTACGCAACTCCAGATGCAGAATGCAATGTGCGGAGTTGTGAGATACCCTAACGCCACAACATATTGTAGTGGGGCTAATCCGTTCGGTAATTGCGGTTGCGGAAACGCTATTTAATCATTTGTAAGGCACGAAAGCCAAGGAGGAAGTTATGAGTTGTAAAAGTGCGATTTATGCAGTAAATACCAGCACGGCGACGATTCCGGAAGGTGGAACATATCAGCCGAATACAATCATCAGAAGGTTTGGTCAATGCTGTCAAATGGCAAATAACGCCATGGAGCTGAACGGTCAAGGCTACTATGATGTTGCGGTCACGGCTACGGTAATCGGAACGGTTGTGGGCAATGTGACCATGACGGTATATCAGGACGGGGCAGCGGTTCCCGGAATGAATGCTACACAGACCATCAAGGCTGTTGGCGATACCGTCACGCTTGGAACAAGTGGCATCGTGCGGGTGTACTGCGGTAAGAACAGTTCAACACTTACTGTTGTAATCGGTGGTCAAGCCGTAACAGGAAGCAATCTTGCTATCGATATCACAAAGCAGTAAGAGAACAAATGTTCTTGCATGAACTTTGAAAGAGGTGTATAATATAACTGTGAATTTTACCATGCGTTCTAGGTCATTGAGCGCCTCCTTTCATTAAATACGAGTTCTATGGAAAAAGAGCCGGATAACTCCGACTCTTTTTTCATGTTACAACCGCCAATGCTTCAACGTAAACAGCAGTCCTATTAACGTATCCTTGCACGGTATTTACAAGGAAACCTTTGATTTCAACGAAAGAGAAAAGCGGAATATATGTCGTATCGGCGCCAATACAGCGGATAAATACGCCATCACAATTTACGATAAAGAAGTTCTTACAACGATGAGATAACAAGCCAATCAGATTAACGCAATTAGTCATACACATACTCCTTTCATGATTTCAAGTGATATGTGGCGATTTTACACCTTACATTAAAAAAGCACAAACCATTTTCGGGGTGGAAAAAAAGACAAAAAAAGCCCTTTTTATTACCTTTTGATAAGTGATAAAATACAATAGAATGGAGGTGTTAAAGATGAAGGTGGAAATTCACGAAATATTGAAATTCGTACGGCAAAAGTCGAAGAAATCACAAGAAGAACTAGCATTTCTATTGCAGGTAGACGTTAAGACAATTAGGAAGTGGGAAACCGGAAAAAGTGAGCCGCCGTGTTCAAAGGTTGTCGAATGGTTCCGGGGCGTTGGCATGAATCCAATACCTTATTTGCTTGTGTACGCATATCCTAATGATTTCAAATTGGAAGAAATGCAGGATGCAGACAAGATAGCAAAGCTCTATGAACTCATCACCGAGAACTTGACCATCGAGGATAAAAAGGCATTGGTCCAGATTTTTTCGGGGATGCACGGGTCAAGTCCATCATCGGTGATTCAGTTAACGCTTGCACACGTGAGCAACCCATTGTTGGAGAGAATTTATGTTGCAGAATTTATACTGGAGCAGTACAGGTTCAACCATATGAACGACGAAGAAGGCTATCATCCAAATATAGAAATGCTAGAGCGGGCAGTGCAGGCAGCTAAAGAAGCCGTCGAGAAGGGCGATGAAGGCTACATCAATACAATGGATGATATGTAACGGGAGTGTAACATTATTTCCCTATGCACCAGTATGTACTGGTAGACACCGGTTGCAACAACTGTTGAAAAGTAAGGGTTTTATGCAATCAGTGCATACTAGCGTATACTAGGGTGTCGGGTTCGACTCCCACCATCTCCACCAATAAAAGCCTTGAAACAATTGGATTTCAAGGCTTTTTTATTTTGGAAAGTAACGCATATGTAACATTTTGGAATTTTTCGCCTACTTTTCCACAGATTTTGACAGCATTTCGCCCAATGCGGAGGCTAGTTTATCTTCTTCCTCTTTCTTCTCGAATAGGTGCGTATATATTCCGAGGGTCGTTGATACGTTAGCGTGACCCATGCGCTTTGATACGGTGGCAGGGTCAGCGCCCATTGAAATGCAGATGGAAGCGTACGTGTGCCGGAGAGCGTGAAAGGTGATTGGTGTAAGTCCGATGCGCTCCATGTAACGACTCAGTCTTTTGGCGCATTGCTCCGGGTGGAAAGCTTCACCGTTTTGCTCTTTGATTAGATAGTCCGAATTTACCCACAACGGACCGAGCTTCAATTTCTGCTCTATGTGATGTTTTCGGAGCGCCTTCACATCACGAATCACAGGTTCCGGAAGGATGCACAACCGTTCGCCGGCGGATGTTTTGGTATCTTTAATGAATTCGTTTCCTATCTGGTGCATATATCTAGTGCGCTGAATATAGAACCGTCCGTCATCCGGTATTTCATCTTCCAAAATCCCCATTATCTCACCACGGCGGAGGGAGCCGAAAAGCGCAAGCTCGAAACAGACCCTTTGGTCAAGTGGGATTTCGTCAAGATGTGAGCAGAACACGGTGAAGTCTTCCGGTGAAAGTATCTGAATCTCTTTTTTCTTGTTTGATGGAAGTATAACGTCGTGGCACGGATTACTTTTCAGAAGTTCCCAATTGACCGCAATTGAACAGCAAAGGCGGAGGATGGAATAGGTATCTTTCACGGTTTTCGGGGACAAGGTTAAAGATAAATCATCTATCCACGCCTGAATGGTTCTAGGTGTCAATTTAATCAAATCTAGCGTTCCCATGGTGGTATTGATTCTCTTAAGCGCAGCGTTATAGCCGTACACGGTATTTTGCGATTTGTTGTTGATAACCTGATTCCACACGGCGCTACACATATCCGACACTGTTTTACATTGCGAGGACACGCCGGAGATTGATTCAACCCAATCATCTATTTGAGCGTTGAGGTTCTTTTTCGATGTGGCGTGAAAAACTTTTGATTTCTGCTTTCTTTTCCCGGTGTAATCCGGCTCTAAGTCTACCCATACCCGGTACTTATTCCGCTCTAGTTGTTTGATATGCATAACATCACTTCCTTTGACCAACAATAAAATCAAGCTGCTTATCCATATAGTCAACCTCCGAATCGTTCAAGTCGGATGCCTTTATCTTTATGCATAGGTCATTGACTGCGATACCTTTACACTCTACTACAGCCATAAACTCGGGGCTGTTCGAATCAAAAATATAATCAAGGTAATGTTCCTTATTAAGTCCGTCCGGAATATCCGCTTCCGTGAATCCGGCGAGGTAAGCAGGGTTCACATCTAAAACCTGTGCAAATTTCGCAACCTTATCACGTGGAATATCTCGTTCCCCTTTTTCGATTTTATTGATAGTAGACCTAGAACTATAGCCGACAAGCCGCCCCAATTCTGCCTGTGATAATCCTAGCCGCTCTCTTTCTTTTTTTATTCTCTTGCCTATATTATCCATCATAAACTGCCTCACTTTCTGTTAGTTCTTATTGATATAGTACCATAAAGTTAAACATAAATTAAATAATAATTAAAATAATGTTGACATGGAGTCGACATAGTGCTAATATAGACGTAGGCTAAAAGTCTACGAAAGGAGGGAATCATGACCGACAAGCAGAAGTTTGATGAGCGTGTTCAGGAGTGCGGCTACAGAATGGAATATGTGGCGGAGCGACTCGGAATTACCGTTCAAGCCTTATATAACAAGCGTTGCGGAACTAGAAGCTTCACGGCTCCGGAAATCAAGACGTTATGTGAGCTGCTGTCAATCGATACGATGGCAGAAATGCGTGATATTTTTTTGCGCTAAGTGTTGACAAATAGCCAACGAAAGGAGGGCAATATGTACGGATTCGTAACAGTACCGGAATTCAGCGTACTTATGGGAATCGGCACCGACACTTTATATCGGCTGATTAAGAATGATGCAATCCCATACTACAAAGTCGGGAGAAGCATCAGAATCAGAATCGACGACTTTAGAAAGGGGCGTGAAACAGACTATGAAGAATTCCAAATTCTGGAAGAAGATTAAGGCGTTCCTCGAAGATGAAGCGGCTGAGGAGTACAACGGCGACACGCTGGGAATGTACATCGGAGGCACGATAGGAACACTGCTCATGGTAGCAATGATTTTAATAGGAGGTATGTAAATGATTGTAAGTAATGGAAGTGGCGGAGTGCACATTGAAGGACGGGTTGCAGAACTCTTTGCTGAATACGAAATTATTGGAATGGCAATCATGAGAGTTGCAATTGAAGATGGAGTCGCTGAAAGCACACTAAGAGCAGTGATGAAAAATTGCTGTAGAAGCGTATTGGACCACTGGGAAGATTTTGGGGAGGAACAGTAATGAAAATTCACAAGGAAATCGTATGGAACAAGGGGGTTAACCCTAAGAAAGACGGAAAGTACCTTTTCATTGAGTTCTGGAAAGACGGCTCAGTCCTCTATTCAGCTTTTATTGGCTACACTGTCGCTCACGGATGGAACACGTCTGAGTACACCAACGAGAACTCATTCGGACAGAACCCGAACAACGGAGCTTATGTGTGGGCGGAATTGTCGTTCTAAGCGAAAAGCCCATGCCGAAGCATGGACTAATCAAAACAACCAACTGTATTGTATCACAAGGAGAACAAAAATGAAATACGAATGCGAAAACTGCGGAGCCTTTTACTCCGACGAAGACGTCACCGAGGAGGGCGAAATGAGAGAAGACTACCTCGGAGTCAGATTCTGGGCAACTTTCCATTATTGCCCTTGCTGTGGCGAGGAAGTAATCACGGATGAGGACTACGAAGAAACTGAGACCATTGAGGATATTAACAAGTCGCTGTATAGCGAATGGATGAGACAAGCACTTTAGGAGGTAGAAATGGAACTGAAATTCAGAAAGCTTAGAGCAGATGAAATCGATTGCCGAGTCCAAAATATTAAGCAGAACGGCTTGTCGCTGCTTCTGTACAAGGACGCACGCTGCGACCAAAACATCCTTGACGAGACCGTCGGGGCGATGAATTGGCAACGGCACCATAGCAGAGACAACGCCAACTGCATCGTGTCCATTTGGGACAGCGAAAAGAACCAGTGGGTTGAGAAAGAGGACACGGGCAAGGAAAGCCGAACTGAGAAAGAGAAGGGGTTGGCTTCCGACAGCTTCAAGCGTGCCTGCTTCAACTGGGGAATCGGTCGAGAGCTGTACACGGCGCCCTTCATCTGGATTCATGCGGACGACTGTAACATCAAGGACGGTAAGTGCACTGACCGATTCAGGGTCACGAAGATTGACTACACCGGCGACAGAATCACGGAGCTGGTAATCTACAACCCCAAGACACGGGCGGTTTGCTTCCGAATGGGTAACCCGACAACTGAGCCGAGCGAACCGGAAGAACCGAGTATTGCGAACGAACGTATCAAGCCTCATGAGGCAAGAGTGATTAAGCGGATGCTTGAAGAGTCCGAATCGGACATTGACAGCTTCCTAGGCTACTACAACGTGGAAAAGGTCGAGGACATGACCGAGGCTGATTATGTGGATGCCAGCCGGAAGCTGAACAAGAAGCTGGAGGGGATGAAGCGATGAAGTCAATCATGCAAGGGCAGAAGCGCTGCCTAATATGCAGAAGTCCCTATGTGGAGAAGCACCACGTGTTCGGAGCAGCTAATCGGCAAAACTCCGAAAAGTACGGTTTGACCGTGTGGTTGTGCCATAAACACCACAACGAACCGCCGGAAGGAGTTCACTTCAACCGGCGGTTCATGGAAGAACTGCACGAATGGGGTCAGAAGCAATTCGAAACCTATTATCCGGCAGAAAATTTTACCGAGATATTCGGAAAGAATTATGTGAGGTCTGCCGATGAAGATTAAAGATATCAAACTAGAGAACTCGCTATGGTCTGCGCAACTTACCATAGTGAGCGACGACCGGCAGGAGCTTGAGAGAATATTCGAGAATGCCGGAAAGATTGACCCAGAAAAAGAGTATACGGTGACTATCAAGCAGCGGAGAAAGAAGAGGTCTCTAGATGCCAACGCTTACATGTGGGTGTTGCTTGACAAGCTTGCAGTGAAGCTTAAAACAAGCTCCGATGATTTGTATAAGTTCTTTGTCAGATACTACGGAAAAAGAGCAGCAATTGAACTGGAGGCAGTAGCGACAAAGACTTTTACTGATGACTGGAGCAAGCGAGGTACCGGGTGGTTCGTGGATGATATAGGACCCAGCCGAACCAAACCGGGATTCCGTAGTCTTAGAATCTTCTACGGAACGAGCGTGTACGACACAAAGGAAATGGCACGGCTGATAGATGAAGTCGTGGAAGAGTGTAAAGCTCAAGGCATTGAAACCATGAGCAAGAAGGAAATCGATAACTTGATAGGAGGTCAAAAGAATGAATAACGTAGTACTTATCGGAAGACTCACGAAGGACCCGGAGCTTGCCTACGGCGGTCAGAACAGAGACATTGCAGTTTGCCGCTTCACACTGGCGGTGGACAGACCTACACAGGACAAGGCGGCTGATTTTATCCGAATCGTTGTATTCCGGAAGCAGGCAGAGAATGCCCACCAGTACCTTGCAAAAGGCAGACAGTGCGCCGTCGAAGGGCGAATTCAGACCGGAAGTTATAAGGACCGTGAAGGAAAGACGGTGTACACAACCGACGTTGTCGCAAACAGGGTGCAGTTCCTTGGTTCGAACGGTTCCAGCGGTCAGCAGAAGCCACAGGGACAGCCCGAATTCGAACCGGTCCCGGATGCATTCGTTAACTGCGATGATGATATCCCGTTTTAGGAGGTGAACGATGGCAGAAAGAAGAATGTTTTCGAAGCGAGTAGTCGGAAGCGCTAGATTCCTTAAGATGCCAATCTCAACTCAGTGTCTATACTTCCACCTTGGGCTTAACGCTGACGACGACGGAATCGTGGAGGCGTACACAACAATCAAGCAGATTGGAGCGACGGAAGACGACTTGAAGGTGCTTGTGGCAAAGGGATTTTGCAAGGTGTTGAACGAGGACCTTGTGACCTACATCACCGACTGGCGAGAAAATAACAAGCTGCGAGCAGACCGGAAGATAGACAGCATTTACAAAGACTTGCTGCTGCAGATGGTACCGGATGCGGATGTGCAGCAGATGACAAATAGAGCAGACAGAAAACCACGTGTTAAACAACGGGACGTCCCCGGGACGTCCCCGGGACCGCATAGGTTAGGTGAGGTTAGGATAGGTGAGGATAGGTTAGGTAAGGATAATACACACACAACAGGCGGAAAGCTGCAATGTGGAAAACTCAAAAATGTTTACCTAACACAAGAGCAACTGGACGAACTGGACATATTGATTCCGTCACAATCAAGAAGATACATTGAACGATTCGGGCGGTATAAGGCGATTAAAAACGTTGAATCATACGATGATTACGCTTGGATTCGTGGTTGGATGGATGAGGACGAAGCCATCGCCAAAGAATGCCGGAAGCTGGAAGCGGAACGATGGGATGCCATCGTCGAGGAGGAAGCGAATGAAAAGCTATAACCCGACATACGGACTGTGGAACGAGGGCGAGGACGAAGTCAAAAGCAGCAAAAAGTACGGCGCCAGAGCCCTCGACACGAAGACAGAAGAGGCAATCCGGGCGAACAGGGTGCACGAGTGCATCACCTACCACGCCGATAAGGAATTGCTCAAGAAGGGAATCATCCGAAAGGTGGATGAATAAATCAGTATAAGTTATTTCTACATAAAACAAAAAATCGGTTATTTTTCAAAGGTTGACAAGTCCCGCCCTTCATGGGCGGGCAAAGGAGGAAAAGTAGGATGGCAACACTGTACGAACTGGCAGAAGAACTGGCAAAATTCGAACTTGAAATTGACGAAGATACCGGGGAGGTATTGAACCTTGCGGACCTCGATAAAGTCGAGATGGAGTTTAAGACGAAAGTCGAAGGTATCTGCCTCTGGGTTAAGAACCTTAAGGCGGACGCTTTGGCATACAAGGCAGAAAAAGACAGCTTCACAATGAAGCAGAGGGAAGCCGAGAAGAAAGCGGAGTCGCTGAGCCGATACGTGCAGGGCGTTCTCAGAGGTGAGAAGTTCAAAACGAATCGTGTGGCAGTCAGCTATAGGAAGTCCGAGGTGGTGGAGTGCTCCGACTTGTCAAAGGTAAGCGAGCAGTTCCTCCGGTTTAAGGACCCGGAGCTTGACAAGACCGCCGTAAAGAAGGCGCTGAAAAATGGTGAAACGGTAGAAGGCTGCTCTCTCGTTGAGAAGCAGAACATGACAATCAGATAGAGACTGGGAAGGAGAAAGCAATGAAAGCAACAGCGACGACATTGGCAAAGTTGGTTAAGACCATGCGGAAGGCGGAAGGCGTAACGCAACCGGAGCTTGCTGAGATGGTGTATTCGGACAAGGGTTCGATTTGCCGCTGGGAGCACGGCGAAAGCATCACGTGGCACAAATTCATTGAGATTGCTGGGGTACTTGGCTACACGGTAGACATTACAATCAAGGAATGCGATAGATAGGAGGCGAGTAAGTGAAACCGATGAAAGTGTTAAGCCTGTTTGATGGGATAAGTTGCGGAATGGTAGCACTTGAACGAGCCGGAATTCCGGTAGAAAGGTATGTTGCCTACGAGGTTGAACCGAACGCAATTAAAATCAGCAAAAAAAACTATCCGCAAATT